TCAACTGCGCACCATACGAACCGCTGCTCGTATTGCGCATCGCCGTCATGCCGCCGGTAACATCGTCATACATTATGATTGCTGCGAGCGTGAACGGCTCATTCAGCACGATAGCTGGCCCGCTGAAGGTTGACATTGACGAAGAAAACCAACCGCCAGTGCGAGCACCGGGACCAATCTTAGTTATTGATTTCGTAACCGCAGCACCGCTGTACACCCCCGGCCTGCCGGTCAACAGACTTATCATGTTTGTGCCATGTGGCACGGCAGAAAGACGTATATTTGACGAAGCTAGATGCGATGGATCAAAGCCCGGTGCGCGGCCAGCAGGAAACGCGAGCGGAGATGAGATAGGGTACTTAAAGCCTGCTGATGCCGGAAAACTTTCCACCCATCCATGAACACCAAAAACTTGCGCGCCAAACGAATTAAACATTCGGATACCAAAGCGACCAAGGGTCTACCGCCCATTTCATCATTTCCGCCATTGACATGAAATTTGACGTATAGCTGGCCGCAGCAATATCTATATTGACTGAATTATAGGGCGCTGAGCCTATCGTGACCGTCCCGTTTGGCGCACTGTAAGACAGTGCCGCCGTATCGGCGGACGTATAAAGCCGTCCGGTTTTCAAGCTCAACGCCAAGTATCGCGCACCGTATGTCACATGCGCGGAACCGATTAGAAAATACGCTTCATCCGCGTTCAAAGTGATGCTGGAAAAATTTGCAAAATTAAACATTGGCGTAACGCCGCCGCTGCGTTGAAAATACAAACCGCTGATGCCTGACGAGTTTGACATAACGTCAGCGCCCGCCGTTGTGACGCGCGTTCGCGCCATCACCCCGAATGTTGCTGATCCTTCGGCAGTGCTTGAGCTTGCCCAACCAACATAGTCATTGCCGTTATTGGTGAAATTTGTGCCGGGGCCAATAGCGCCATCGAAAACGCCAGTCATGGCCGCGCCGCCGCCAGATGTAAGAACACCGGGAACGCCGGTCAAAAGATTTACCCACGAATGTTTTGCCGTTGCGACCGCCAGCAACCCGCTGCCCCGTCGCATACCTTTTGCCGCAATATGGCTAGGATCAAACCTCGGCGTTGCGCCAGCGGGAAATTCCAAACGGTTACGCGCGATGGCGAACGACACATTTAGACCGCTTGCATATTGACCGGCGCGGCGCGCAATGTGTTGCCGGATGATGCGAGGGTTTGTCCGGTGTTGTTTTGTACGCCGACTTTATATTTTAACGCTGGCAACATGACCAAGCCGCCAGACCCCCACACCGTCGCAGCGGTTATGGTTGCGGCTGGTAGCGGAATGATGAAGTCAGGCGCGCGGGGCGGCACGGTTGAGTTTGGGTTTTCAAAGGTGGTGCCGCCATCATATGACAGCAAAAACCATCCCGCCAAATTCGCGCCCGCACTTAATGCCGAGCCAATCGCGCCAAGCGTTAAAAACAATTGCGCCCAAATTGCTTGATTGGTGTCAGCGTTGGTGAATATACCAGACGCGCCGCTAACCGATGAAACAACATACGAGGTGTTAGTCAGCGAAGCCATTTCTGACGTATCGGCAAGCAATGTTTTCGCGCTGGCACTAAGACCGCTGTTGCTTGAGCCGGGCAGCCAGAGAAAATTTGTTGACATCAGATGATCCCCGCTGCTTTGAGGTCATTCATATTGACCATGCTGGTCAAACCGCCGCCGCCCTGCGCGAGGGTCGCGGTAGGCCATGGGATTTTCGGCGCATCGAACAGCGCAATGTAGTTCTGCAAATTCGTGTAGGAGACCTTGCCTGATGGAAACAGCGTGAGCATCTGCGTTCGCGCGGAGGTACTTGGACTAAAGTCAATCATGTCCTGCGCAAGGATGCGCTGCACCGATTGCTGATCTGCCACTGCCAGCGCGCTGTATTCTGATCGAACCAGCCTGTTGTAGATTTCAGAATACGGCACCTTCATTGCAATAGCCGCGCCTGTCACCGTCTGCGCGTTCACCCAATCTAACTTTTGTTGCGTGGTGCCAGCGGGGGCCTGCGCCCACTTCGCTATCAGCGCGTCGTAGTATGCCATCGTGGCACTCCTCTTTAAGGTGCGGTGCGCGTGCGGGTGATGATGCTGTCGCGCCCCTTCGCCACCAGCCGATCCGGCCCGGTGATCGTCGTGCGATAGAAGTGATGCGCCAGCGTGCGGTCGCGAAGCTCAAGCACGGTCGCAACGGCAAGCGTGCTGCGCCCGGCAAACCTTGCCGAGATAACCGTGTTGGTCGTGCCCCGGACAGCGAGCTTGCTGTCGGCCTTGATGACGATGGTCGAGAGGTGGCGTTGTGTGACGGTGACGGAGAGTCCGCCCCGCGCCGCCATTCCGGCCCGCGCCGCCAGCATTGCTTTGCTGATCTTGGCCGTGAACGATCCGCTCGCGGCGAAGGAGGCACGCGCGGGCAGCAGGAGCCCGGCCCGGCCCGTCAATGTGCTCGTGATCGCGAAGCGCTGCGGCACCATGCCGGTGCGCAGTCCGCCGCTGGCGCGCAGCGAGCCGACACCGGTAAAGATCGCCCGTATGGCCCAGCGCTGCGAGGCCAGCGTCGCCAGCTTTGCGGTGATCGTAAACTGGCTGGTGGCAAAAACTTGCCGCAGCGCGGCAGCCCGCAGCGTGCTTTGGATGGCGAAGTGCGGAGCGATTTTGAGCGGCGAAACCGGCGGTGAAGCAAATGCTATAAACCAGCCGCTGCCAGCAAACTTTGCGCTGGCTGGCCTGATGATCGAGCCAAACGCCACAACCGCGCCAGCGCCAGCGAACCGCGCGCTGATGCGCGGCACAAGCGCGGTGGTCGCCATGATCCCGGCAACAGCAGCAAAGCGTGCCGTGCCAGCCAATCGTTGCACAGCAACAGCGGATAGATTGCCGCTGCCAGCGAACGCGGCCGTGCCCGCCCACCGATGTGTGACAATACTGGAAACGCTGAAATTGCCGATACCGTCAAATTGCGCCGCGTCAACCCATCGCGCGATAGTGTCGGCAGACAAGGTGGATGTGAGCGTCAACCGGGCCGTGGCTGGCACCTGCCCGCGTATAAAAGCATCGCTCGATAATATGCCCGTGCCGCCGAACTTGGCGCTCGTCGCAAAGCGTACTTGCACCGCAACGGCGACCGTCGCCGTCCCGGCCAACACCGCCCGTATGTTTGGGCTCGTTGCAAGCGGTGGCAGGAAATTGCCGCTGCCAGCAAATACGGCGCTTACCTTAAACTGGTAGCCAGCGGTCGCGGCAAGCGATGATGATCCGTCAAAGCGAGCACTGGCAGTGAGCCGGGCATTCGTAGTCGCAGCGACCGTGCTGTTGCCCGCAAAGAGCGCCGATAGCGGTATGCTGCCAATCGTCGCGCTGCCGAAGGTCGAACTACCCGCAAAGGTCGCGCGCGCCGCCAACGCGATGGCCACGCTTGCCGACAGGCCACCGGCACCAGCGAGCGCCGTGGACGCCGTGAGATATTTGACTGCGTTGGCGGCCAGCGCGCTCGCACCGGCAAATGGTGCCGAGACTGGTGTGAAGCGCCGGGGGTCACTGAGCAGCGCGGTCGTACCGCTGAATGCGGCGGCTGCGACCATCCACTGCGATGTGGCCGCCGCGACCGATGAGGTCGGGACAAACGCTGCCGTACCAAGCGGATTGAGTTTTACAACCGTCGCATTGACAGCGAGCGAGGATGCCCCGGCGAATCTGGTCGTGCCTTGCCATACCGTGAAGTAAATGACGACAATGCAGCCCTGCGCACCAGCGCTGCCACTGCCACCGGTTGGGCCGTAACCGCCGCCACCACCGCCGCCGTAGCGGCCGCCAAAGCTGAAATTGATGCCATCTGAACCGAGGCCGCCACCACCGGCCCCTGCGGTGCCTCCGGCCGTGAGCGCGTATTCGGAGCCATCCTGCCCCGCACCCGCTCCGCTGCCGCTGCTCGGACTGCTGCCATCAGCAGTTTCCGAACCGGCACCGCCACCGTTGCCGCCCGGCCCAACGCCCCCGGTCTGACCGGGGCCACCAGCGTGTTTTATGTCGCCAACAGAACCAAAGGTGTCTGCTCGGGCACCGGCCGCAAGCACCGTCGCGCTGCTACTGAACCAAGTGTTCCCACCATTACCGCCGCCAATCTGGATGCTGATGGCAGCGCCGCTGGTGATGGGGAAACTATTTTTGACAGAACAGGCACCGCCATTGCTGCCATTGCCGCCGATACAACCGGCCCCGGCGGTACCGTCACCGCCACCGCCGAAGCAGACGATCTTGGCGTTTGCACCAATCGCATCCGATGGCGGGGTCCATGTCGTGCCGCTGTTGATGAGGACTCGTTTGACGGCCATCGCGGCTTACCGGGGTTCGTTGATGTTGATGATAAGCGTTCCGGCTTGCGTGGCCTGAATGGCATGAGGTTTGCCTGCGCCAAGCCCGGCAAGCTCGCCAGCTTTCAGAAACAACTCCTTTCCATTGCCGTCATAAATGCGAACGCCGCCCGCCAGCACTTGGCAGTTGTGCCAGTGGTCATGCGTGTGCAGCGGTATCTCATCGCCTGCCTCGGCAAACGTATAAACCGATGCAAGCATCGATTTGCCATCCGGCAACACGCTCAAGAACACTTGAGCGACCGGCAGCATCAGAAATCGATCTGTTTCGGCGGAGACGGTGGCTCACGAATCCGAAATGTCGCGCCCGGGAAGCGCTCGGGCAGCACCGGATCATCGAGTTCGGTAACCAAGCACTCAATGACTTTGCCATCTTCGGCCACAACTTCGATCTCAGGCATGAGCCGATCACGACAAGGTAATTGTCAGCGCTCCCGCTGCGACCACGAGTGAATCGCCCGGGCCGACCGTGCGCGCGGTCTGCAACGTACCGAACATCAGCATGTTGCTCGACCCGACCGGCGAGCCGTCCCAAATATGGATGCCGAGGATCGACATCGCCGAGGAGAACGGACCGAAGGTCATGGCCGCGCTATTGCTTGCCGATCCGGCTGGCGAGTTCGCCGCAGCAAACAAAGCGCTGACGCGCGAATAGCCGATGGAGGTGTTGAGTTCGCTGCCGCCGGTTGAGTTCGGCGTGCCCCATGCAAGGCCACCCCAATTCGCACCCGGTCGAGTCGGCGTCGCACCGTTGAGAACCCAATCGAGCATCGCTTTGCCCAAGTACGCCGAGATATTAGCCATCTGTCGTCACTCCTCTGTTGAAATGAAAAACCGCCACGATCGAGTGGCGGTCTGGATCGTCGAACGGTCAGCTTGGATTATTTATTCGGCCGCTTGGCCAGCTTCCTTGAGCAACTCTTTCACCAGTTGCGGATTACGCTCGCAGAAGAACTTGAGTTGATAGCTCTCCGGCCTGCCGAGTTGCGGCGAGCGCAGCACAGCCTCGATCCGCTCGCGCAGACGTGCCTCATCGAGCACCGCGCCCCAATTGAACAGGGCATGAAAGCCGAACGAGCGATGCGTCGGCGACGGGCGGCAGCACTCAAAGGCAAAATCATGCGCGATGTGCTCCGGTGCCCATACGAAGCCAGCCTCCTCAAGCTGCGGCCGGTATTTGCGGCAGAGCAGATCATCGTCAGCGGAGGTGTCGCAGGGATACTTGTCGCGATGCGCGGACACATAGCGCTTGAGCCGCGTGCTCACCAGCGAGAAGCCGCCGTTGCCTACATTCTTTCCGTCTTTGTACCACCACGGCGCGCCGATATAGTCGTAATCGAGAAACTCGTCACGCCACATCGACGGCTCGACAATCCAGCTATCCCACTGGATGTTGAGCGTCTGCCGTGTGCGCAACAGCGGCGGCACCTCGAACCACCACGCGCGTGACCAGCCGATTTTCTCTGGCCAGTCAGGCACAATATGCACGCGCGGTATCTGTCCGGGGCGATATGAAAACGTAAACTTATCCGGTTTATCGGTCAGGATCAGCACGTCGCCAAACTCGGCAGCGGCAAGACAGTCCTCAATTGCCATGCGCGCAAGCTCGTGCTCGCGCGTCTCGACACAGACCAGTGTCACGTCCGGCAGTTTCAGTTTTGGCGTTGCCATATCCATCGGTCATAAGCCCTCTGTCTTGCGTCCCGGGGCCGAGGCAGCAACCGCCGCCACCACGGGATATTGAAGTGCTCGACAATCCGCTCCGCCAGATATCCGGCACCGGGGCCACAATGCACGGTGCAAACGACGCGATGCGTGGCGTCGGCAATCTGCGTATCGCCGTTTCGTGCCGTCGCGGTTGTGAGCGGTAGTTTCATAAGACCCATTCGATCATGAGCTTGCTAGGTATTTCCTTATCGCCCGGCACGAAATTGAGTTGTCGGCCGGTAATAACAATCACATGCTCATGCGCGAGCGAGGTCAAACACTTGACCAATTCGCCACCAAGACCTTCGCGCCATGCGTCGGGATAATCTGGATCGACACACACTTTGGTGACATCGCCAGTCTTGAAGGCGTAGAGATGAATGCGGTCGGGCCGCATCGATGGCGGCGCATCCGACGCCAACCATAAACATTGAAAATCCCGACAGGCTTGCGGCCGCCCGTCATAAATCCGGCAACCCTTGCCAACCTCGCAATGCTCGCACCAGCGGTTCGCCGGTTTGGTCAATTCTGGCGTGGTAACCGGCTCAAGATTGCAACAGAGCGTACAGCCATCGCACGAGTTCATTTCGGTCGCATGACCAGCCAGTGCATCGTGCTCGGGCGGCCTTCCGAGATCGCCAGCCAGCGCTTGTGCGAATGCAAGTTGCGCAGGCACTCGAACTTGTTCGGGTCGCGCCAGCCTTCCTCGATCCCCCATATATTATGCGTGCCGGTGAAACGCGGCACGAGCACCGAGGCGGCATTGTTGTGGCACTCGACGATCATCGTCGTCATGAGCAAGGACGGGAAGCGGTCGGGATTGAGATAGTCGACTTCGGCTCCCTCGCAATCGCTGACGACGAGATCGGGCATGGCCATCGCGGCATCGCCATCATCACCATTGGTGATGACTTGCACATTGACGCCATTGAGATCGGCCGTCGCTTTGGTAATGCGCAAGGCCTCGGGATCGATATCGATGGCCGCAACAATTGCCTGTGGCAGACGCCGCGCCAATCCGACCGCGTAATAACCTTCCGCGCATCCGATATTGACAATGGTCGGTTCGCGGACTTTTGCCAGCCGGGCGATCTCCTCTTCGACCGCCTGATGTAATTCCTGCTCGTAACAGCCGAGCATCTTGGTGCCGAGGTTGCCGTCACGCCAGTTGGTTTCCTCGTAGATCATTTTCATGCCAGCGAACGGACCGGTCTGCACAATGCCTTTGGTTTGCTCGAACAGCCAATCATTGAGCCCGTTCTTTTCCGTCTGCATATCGGTCATTCAGCCGCCTCGCGCAGCACGCGCACGTTGGTGTCGGCCTCGAACTGCTGCTGCATGAGGAGCTTGCGCACAGTATCGAGGATGGTCTCGACCGATATGTCGCTGATGCAGGCAGCCGCGTGGCCGCCATCCTTGTTCGGGACGCAGGTCGAAATGTCGTCATGCAGCCGGTGGCATGGCCAGCACGGCACGCGATTCTGATCGGCGTGCAATGTGACGGTATTGACCCAATGCTTGGTGATGTTCTCGACGCTGGCGTGCGAGACCGTCATGATCTTCGGCATCGGCTCCATCGCGACGGCCCAACCGGAACCGGTATCGGGCGTGATCACCAGATCGGATTGCAACAGCAGCGCCAGCGACGGCCGCAGGCCCCAGCGTTTTTCTTCCGGCAGCTTGCTATGCGAGATCGCAATATAGACGCCATCGCGTGAACCATTCTGGCGGACCACATGCTCGCGCATCTGATCGGCCATGTCCTTTTGCTGGTCGCCGATGCCGGTCATCACCACCGGCACATTCATTTCCTTGATGATGCGGGCAATCGCCATCGCGCCGTAGGGATGGATTTTATCGACGCGCGATCCCGAGATCACCCACGACACAAAGCGCGGGCCGAAGTTAGCGCGCTTGAACACTTCGGCGTTGGCCCTTTCCTCCTCGGTCGGAAAATACAACGGCCCCGGCTCAAACGGTACACCGACGATCTCGCAGGCGGTGTCGAGATAGGAGCCCGCGCACAGCTTGCGCCGGTACTCGACCGGCCAATGAAAGGCGGTGTTGCCGTAGTGCAGCGCGTGCCGCGTCTCGCATGAGTTGGAGAGGTTGACGAACAGATCGTACTCGTGCGCGCGCGAGGCAAACCACTTGTGCCAGTCATTGCCGCCGGGCAGATCGCCCTCGCGCTTGACCGCCAGCTTGTCGATGAACGGATTGTTGAGAAAGACGGCGCTCGCCGTCTCCGAGGTGATCACCTCGACCATGTAACCCATGCGCTTGAGCGGACGCAGGACGACTGATGCAATGAGGTTATCGCCGATCCCGCCGAGGCGGGCGATGCAAGCCCATCCCTTCATGCTTTACCTATTTGCTTACCGTCCGCACCTTCCAGCGTACCGTCCTTTCTCATGATCATCACGTTGTCATCATTGATGGTCATGCGCGGCCGGATACCCATTGCGTCAGTTGCTGCCTTGACGCGCAGCACGGTGTAAATCGCCATCGGTTTGAAACCCGGCGCTGGTGACCAGCCATTGGCGGCAATCTCGTCGAGCCGCGTTTGCAGGTTTTCATCGATTGGTAGCAGTATGATATCGTGCTCGATTTCCATTTTTTTGTTCCTCAGAGTTTGATCATGATGTTCCAGAAGGCGGATGGCTGCATGACGTTGTGCGAACCGCCACTGCCGCCTACGTTACCGGTGACCTTGACGAGGGTCACATTGGTGACTGCAGTCGAACCACCGGCCTCGCCGGAACCGGCAAATTGATTGGACTGACTTACGGACTCGTACGTATCGCCGGTCAGAAACGTGCCAAGGTTTGCCGGAATTTCCGCTGTGGTCAGCGTGTGATTTTCTTCGCCAAGCGTTTGTCCGACCGTCCGCGCCGAAAGCCCAACGCCAGCCCCGGCGATGCAAAGAGCACGGCCTAACTGCTTGGTGAGCGAGAGTTGTTTGTTTGCGCCCCAATCCGCCGCCGCACTTGCGCCGCGCCCGCCCGTAACCGGCGCGTAAGTGTTGGGGATATTGTTCCAGATCAGCGTGTAAAGCGCCTGATAAGCGGTGCCGGTGTGGGTCGCGCCTGAACTCGCATTGCCGATGGTGCCGTCATCCATCATAACCCAATTGGCGTCGGCGACGGTTTTGAGCGTCAGTTTGGCATCGCCGGTCGTGAACGGCGTGGACGGCGTTGATTGCGAAGCGATGGCCTGTGCCACCCGCAGCGCGGTCATGCCCTTGATATTGTCGGTTCCGGCTTCTGCCTCCGCCTGCGTGGCAATGGCCTTGATCAGTTGCAGGGCCGCAATGGCCTGCTTGGTGCGCAGCGGCGTCATCGCCGGAAGATCGGTGACTCCGGCTTCTGCCTCCGCCTGCGTAGCGTTCGGAACCGTAATCGTGCGGTCGACCGACAGGTCACCGCCGCCGGTCGCAAGCCCGGCCGCAGTGATGATGCGCGTGGCCGGAACAACAGCAGGGCCGCCAGCAGGATTGAAACCAGCGTCTTTTAAGCCCTTTGGCGTAATCGCCTTGGTGTCGTCGGTACCTGTAATGATGGTAGCAGAATCTGCCTTCGTGACCGTAATCGTAAGATCATTCGCCAGACTGCCACCACCGCTGGCGAGGCCGGACGTATTGATCAGCCGCGTCGGTGGTACATCGCCCGCTATGCCGGGCGGTCCATCGGGCCCGGGGGCCCCGCGAGGCCCGGCCAATCCTTGAGGTCCCTGTATGCCGGGTTCGCCGGGTTCGCCTTTGGGGCCCATTGGGCCCTGCGCCGGAACGTCGATCACCACAACATCAGTCATCGTGTTGGTCCAATCGCGTGGGTCAGCGTGCCGCGCCAGATGTCCTCGCGCAGGCCGTCAGGTCGAAGCAGGATGAGGCTGTGCACGTATTCGCCGGGAGCCATGTCCGCCATCTGCGCGCGCATGATGCGGATGTTGAACGTGGTCAGTTTGCCATCGATATCAGGAAGGAAATCGATATCGCCATCATCGACGCTCAACGACACAAACACCTCCGAGTCGTCGGGGAGCTTGCGGACCATCATCATCAAACCGAAACCGGTGAAATCGAACGGCACGTCATTGGTCATCCATTGGAACGCCCGCGAGAAATCGGCGTCCGAGAATGTCGTGATGTTGACCACCGCCGCTTCCGCCATGCGTCCTCACAGGTTCAGGTAGTAATCCGTAGCAATGGGATCAGGGACGAATTCGCACAGACCCCACGCGCCGTTGATCCAGCGCGGCCACAGTCCTTTGCCACAGCGCGGCGGCGGGATAATCGTCGCGTTGCCGGGGATCAGCATCCGGCCAAGTGTGCGCGGATCGCAGTCGCTGGCATCGAGTTGCTGTTCGCCGAGATAGAATCCGGTCGCGTAGTCGTACAGGTAGACGATCATCAGCCGTCCACGATGCAAGCCGTGACCACGGTGTTTCTGGTGCGCGTTTCGAGGCCGGTGTTTCCATTGATCGACGCAGCACCGGACAGCGAAGTCACTTGAGCACCTGTGACGCCCCACGCAGGATTGTCGCCACCAGCTTCTGTTGATGTGAAGCTATTTGTTTGAAACCACATCACCGGGAAGCCGGGACCGGGTATATATCCCGATTCTGGATTTGCGATTAGATTATGTATCGTCACGTTCGCAGTAATCGAGAACTCACCGACCGCGTCTTTTTGCTGTATCGTTAGCAACCGACCGCTGTCAGCGCCGCGCCCGTCATCCCAAAAGCGCAAGAACTCGGCACGGAAGTCTGGCAAGCGAAAGGTCGTCGAGCCGTCGCCGCGCGAAAATGCCGCCCACATCCGGTTCGCCGGGGTCTGCCACTCAGTTTCATTGACGATGCGGCTGCTGGTGTTGGCAAAAGTCCACAGCAACGGATGCTCCGAACGCACGAGCATGGCCCCATTGAGTTTCAGGGTGCCGGGGAATGCGGTACTGCCCGGTGTCAGGATGATGCTGCCACACGGCCCGAGATTGGCGGCTGGCTTCGGAATGAGGCCGGTGAACTGGAACGCGGAAGCGCTGGCGGAATAGATCAGCAACATGATCTGTCCGATCACGGCATCACCGGCCTGTAATGGCTGGCCGTTACCGCGAATGACCGGGACCGGTGCGAGGGCGTTCACCTTGATGGTTGACGGGCCGGTGATGTCGTTGGCCAGCTTGACCTCGATGGTCGTACCGCCAACCAGTGACGTGATCGGCGGCACAAAATTCGCGATCAGTGCGTTGGTGGTACCGGTATCCGCGATGTAGGGAATGTAGACGTTGTAAGTATTGTTGATCGTGTCGCCGCCGCCGCTCGGCAGCGCACCGCCGCCCATATAGGAATTGAACTCCCAATATCCGGCATCATTCCAGACGGCTCCGAAAATAACGCCGTTCTTGATTTCGTCGGCGACAAGTTCGGAGCCATCGGCGTGACGCAGCGCGTGAGCGATGTTGTCGATCTGTAGCAGCGCCGGGCCGGTATTGTTGGCCGATGCCTTGATACGCAGCGGCATGCCCGGCGTCATCGAATTGCCGATGGGCGGGTCAAACTCAACCGCGACCGTGTTAGCGGGCACCACACCGCCGCCGATGGCAACGGCATAGTTCATCCGCTGGCTGCGCATCGCGAGCAGGAGTTGCGCGAGATCGGCATCGTCCGACACCATCTTCGCGCCCTCGATGGCGGCGATGATTTCGCGCTGCGGAAATTCGACTGCCTCGGCCGGGATGATCGAGCCTTGCCGGGCGATACTCGGATCGCCATTGATATAAGGTGCATCAGGATCGTTGATGCCGTAAGGCTGGTGATATCGCATTGTTTCCTCTTAGGGCGTACCGGCCATCGGGCCGCCGTGCGTGAGACCGGAATAATCGAAAACGATTTCGGTGTGGGCGGGCTTCCAGCGGTCGAGCAGACATTCGAGGTCTTTGGCCAAACCAATGATCAGGTGCGGATCGACGCCGACCTCACCGCCGATTGGTCCGGTCCTGAACCATGTCAGACGCGGATTGCCGATGTGGATGGTCCAGTAAAATCTCAGTTCAGGTGGCCCGAGATACCACCTCATGTTTCCGGTGGTGCCGCCAACCGCGATCTCGTCGTGCGAAGTATCCCCAACCTTGGAGATACCGCACATATACGGCGCGAACTCGCTGATCTGAATCTCGTAGCCGAGCCAGTGCATCACCTCGACAAAGAACGCCCGGCTCTGCCCGCCGAGCAACGTCATCTTGAGCATGAGGACGCGATGACGGTCGGCTAGGCCTTGAAGCTCGCCGAAAAAGCACGGATCGGGCAAACCCCAATTGCGTTCCCAATCTGTAAAAGTTTCGATTGCGATGCGGGGGTCGGTCTCGATTTCCAGCAGATCGGCGGCGCGCGAATCAACAAAGCCCCAGTACTCAACAAGTCCGGCACAGGTACGGACGAGCGTGGTATCTTGTTCACGCGGCCAGCCGATGCCCTTCGGCAGCAATGCCAGAAAGGCTTGCAGGTAATCGCTGCCGTTGCGGCGGACGTGCCGATCCGGTATCCGATCAGTCATAGACGACGCTCCCGAGCACCGCCATGTGACCGGGAGACGGCATCACGTCATCTTCGTTATTGGCAAGATGAAAGGAGACAACGGTCGGCGCGCTGATGATCGCGAAGCTTTTCCATGCCGCAAAGATCGTCTGCCCCGGCGCGGCGTACTGGAGTAACATTTCGCGCAAACTCTGCTCAATCTCGCCGCGTGTACTCTGGTTGTCGGGCACGAGTTCGTCGATCACGCAGGTGATCTCAAACTTGATTGGTGCCACCACAAAGAAATCTTTTACAGCCACCGGCCGCTTGCTGTTGATGTACGCCTCGACCTCATCGACATCCTGCTGCAGCGGAAAGCCATCGTTGTCGGCGCGCAGGTCGTCCATCATGAAGCGAACGGTGACCGTGCCAATGCCCATTTCGCTGGCCGCCCACGCCCGGGTGACGCCGGGCACTGCCAGTGCCCATGCCTCGTAGTCATACGCGGCTCCGCCCATGGGAGGTTGGCGGATGCGGCGCAGAACACGGGCGCGTAGCTCTTCGTCGGTCTCCGCGTCGGTGCCGCCCGTCATGTCAATGACGATGGCGTTGTCGAGTCCACTAATTCCGAGAGATGGCGACAGCGCTGATCCGGCCGGGACGTTGCCGATCAGCCCGACAGTGATGGCACGTAAGTGGACCGCCGTCTCTATCGTGCCGATAACCACGCCCTCGGTGGTCTCAAAGAGAGCCTCACCAAATTCGAACTGAGTTGCTTCCGGCACCGCAGTGCCGTTCACCCCGATCAGATTGGCCACGCCATTGGCATAAGTCGCCGACTTGCGGCCAGTCGTGCCATCGGCATTGACCAGCCAGATATCGCCGTGCCGGTCGAGCCATTCGGTCTCCGCTGTGTCGGGAAGAAACTGCCGCGACAGCCAGTCGATGTAACGCAGCACCAGATGCGACATCGCGGCTTGGGCATCTGCAATGACGCGCAAAACACTATTGCCGACAAACGATGCTGTGCCAAGTTTGGCGGTGATCTCCCCACGTACCATTTCTCGGACAGTGCGGAGCGTTGGTGTAGACCACGGCACGTTGTCAGACCTCTCGGATTTCGTCCCATAGATTTTGGAAGCGAAGCTCGATATCCCGCAGCGGGCCGCGATACACCGTTACCGTGACATTGATGCGATGCAGTTCGCTTCGCTCGGCCACCACGTTGAGATGGGTGCATATCCGCTTGTCGATGAGCGGCAGCAGCGCCTCGCGGATGTAGTTCTCGGCACGCACGAGTGTCGAGCCTTCGCTCGATTCTGGCCCTGTGATCTTGGCTCGGAATAGCAGCCAGTTCTTGCAGCCTATCGGCCAACCATCCCATATCGGTTCGGCCTCAAAGTCGCCCCACCAGCCGCGCAAATCCGTGCTGTCTGGATCGGGCAGAATGTCGTCAGGGCTGGCGCGCCGGTCTGTCAGCAGCGCCAATTTCACGAGATTTGCCAACTCCTCGCTTTCGTCCAGTGTGCCGTTTGGCTTCAATAACCAATCGGTCCAGATACCAGCAAGCGTGGTCTCGTTGATGATGCGGATGTCAGTCATCGTGTCACTCAGTCATTGCCAGCACATCCTCCGGCATAAAGGCAGGATGAACGACCTTATTTTCTAAAATCAATTCCTCCGAACGGTCGGCATCGCCATAAAGATAATTGGCCAGATACAGTGACGGCAGGCGCGCGTTCATGTCGAAACTGACGATGAGCGGCAATTGCCGTTCCGTGGCGGCAAGATGCATAATCAGGGCGGCTGAAAGCGCCACCACGTTTTGATAGGCAAGGCCATCGAGCAGTTCGGCTACGTCGAGTTTGATTTCCTCGGTGATGACATCGGCACGCAACATCATCTTCTCGGCATCGCTGCGGCTCGCAAACACCATATCGGCGATGGTGTTGCTCTCCTCGACCAGACACAGAACGATGCCGGTCAGCTTCGCGAGCACCGCGAGATCGTAATACGGGGTCTCGGCTGTGGTTAGCTTTCTGACATTTTCAAGGCCGGGCAGCGATGCGCCCGCTAAGCGCGCTTGGGTGAAGCAGGCGGCCAATTCCATACCTAATGAGTTGCTATCTATCAGCTTGCCAACGCTGGCTTTCACAAAACCGATTTGCCGCCGCAGCGTCGGGGTTGTAATGCCAAAACTGATGACAGAGGCGAGCAAGGCATCGAGCATCAACGTGATGATATCGGTGGTCTCGTCGATGGCCCGTTTGGTAGCGCCCGTTTTTTGTTTTGGTGTAGACAGCCGCTTGACCGTGGCATTGGCCCGCAGAGTCGAGCCGGTGCAGGCGATGACCTCGCCATGTGAGTATGAGGTCCAGATCGTATTGGCCAGCACGCTCGCGGCTGGCATAAAGACTGCGACCGGCTTAATATTGAGCCGCGCCGACAACGAGCCGGTAGGTTTAAGCGTAGCTGTATTTTGGGTGCTGCGTATGCCGACGCGGGGGATCAGCGAAAACGATCCCTCAAAACGGATCGCCTTAAATATCAGATGAGTCTTTAGCGAACTCGATGCGGCAAAAACTGCCGTTGCATAGACCGGCGCGTTGCCATTGCCACGCAAAGAGCCCGAACCGGCAAAAGTGGCCGCTGCGTTAAATATTGTCATTGTTTAGCCGCCCGGTGGGATCGTGCCGGTTGCTGGGGTCTCCTTGGAAAGACCATCGAGCATATTGGCCGCTGCATCGCGGGCGCTAGACGCGGCATCTTTGACGGCGCTCGCGCTGTTGGTTGCCGCCGAGACGTTGCCCGGCTTGCCAACTTCGACGAACGTCATATCGAGCGTGCAATAGCCGCCACGGTCACGTACCTCTGTGACGCTGTAGCGCTCGCAGATGCAGACCAGCGGACGACCGATATATGGATCGATTAACGCTGACCCGCTGCTGCTCTCAAGGGCGGAGACCAGCGCCGCTTTTCTCGTATGATAGTCCGGTCCGATCAGGTAGCCGCTGATCTGATAGCGGATCGCCTGCTTGCCCATGTCCTCCGCATAGGGATCGTTTCTCTTTGGATACTCGTGAAGGGCTACACGGCGGCCGGAATTACGTGATTGCTGCTCGACGTGAAACTGGATGCCGCTGAAAGAGGCGGGCACCAAGCGAGCACGCCACGGTGCTCTGCTGGTCTCTTGGATGGTTGCCATTGATCATCCATCGTATGCATATGTTACGTCGCTGCCGCCAGCCGTCATTGGGAAACAATGCGAACCGTTAAGCGGGATGCACAGAGCATCCGGTTCAGCACTGTCTGGTGTATGCACTATGACCGGCAATCCATTTATGTTCACGCCAGTAAAACTGTTAATGAGCGCGCCGTCGCCGTGCGAATTGGGATCGCCAAGGACCGCCCACAGCCTGCCATCGACGTAAGTGTTTGACTGGTTGACGACCACGGTCACTGCGCCACACACTCTAGGGTCACCATCCTTATGTGCTTTTGGCATTTATGACCCAGCCTCTGCCTGTATCTGCGCGATGACTGTTTCGAGCGCATTGACTACCGACTGCAAGTCCGCTGGCAACTGACCCATCTGACCGACCGGCAATGCCGCAACGACCGGGGCCATGTCGCCGAGAGCGCCGGTCTGGCTGCTCAGATTTCCGGCGATGGCTTGGATGTCGCTGACGACATTGGCAATGCCGGATATTGAAGACAGTCCCGACGACAGGCTATTGAGACCGCCAATGATGTCGGTGACGTTGGACAGACCGGCTATGTTGCCGATCATGTTGCCGAGATTTCCGGTCAGACCGGAGACGCTCGACAGTATCCCGCCGAGCCCGCCGCCGAAGCCACTCAGGCCGCCAGTCAGCCCGCTGAGACCACCGACTAGACCGCTCAGCCCGCCGATATTCAAACCGCCGAGCCCGCTGCTCAGCCCATTCATCGCGCCACTGAGCAATCCAATGCCGCCGTTGAGACCGGCGAGAGCGCTACCCAGCCCGTTGACGCCGCTGAGCATGCTGCCAAGATTGCCGA